TACCATTTAATTTTACATTTACTGCTGTGCCTGTTGTTGTATTAACACTCCAAAATATGCTTAACCATAATGCCTATGCCTTGCGTGCCGGCATCCGTTCAGGTTCGGTTACAACGACAGGATTTACCGCATCAATTGATGCGATCAGCGCGGCCGGGACGGTGTTGACAGGTTCAATAAATTGGATGGCTATATTATAATATTGACAATTTATTTAAATGGGTTATATTAAAAGATGATATGATTTTAATATTGAAAGATGGTAATGATATTGCTAAAAATTACGGGTTTGGCTCGGCCCTAGATACTCTTTGTAAAGGACTTGATGGCTTGCATATTCCATACACACACAATGAAAGTGATTCTTTTGATGTTATAATCTCTAATGATTTTTTTAATGGTAGTAAGGGCATAGAATTAAAAAATAAAACAGGCAAACCTCTTATTGCTTCGATTCATTTGAGCCATCCTGATATGCAGGAAGAGCAAGACTTATTAAAAAATTGTGATGGTATTGTGGTTTATTCAAAAGCACACTATTCTTTTGTCAAAGAGCATTATAATCCATCTGTGCCTATGCAAATTGTTCAATTGGGTATTGATACAAGCAAATGGAAGAATCTGAATAAAAAGAGACAAGATTTTTTGTTTTTTGTGGGTAGAACAAAGGCGGAAGGTAAAAATTTTATATCTATTCTGTGGAAGTCTTTGACGGAAGGTATTAAACTAAAAGTTGCGGGAGACTTGGATAATGCAAAGATTGGCAATGTAGATTGTAAATATATGAATCAACCGGAACTAATGGAAGCATATAATTCTGCTCAATTACACATCCTACCAAGTACATTTGAACCATTTGGATTGGTTACACTTGAAGCAATGGCCTGTGGTTGTCCTGTCGCTGTGAGCATTAAATCGGGTGTTGCTGAATTATTAAATGATTCCGTGGCTATTTTATTTGATCCAACTAAAGATTTTAGTTTAACAGAACTTATGGCTAAGGCAAAAAAATTTAATCCCACAGAACTGAGTAATTTTGCCTATCAATTTAACCATAAAAACCATGCGCAAAAATTTATTGAAGCAGTAAATTCTATTCTAAATAAATCCGAAAAGACTATACGGGACATTGAAAAAAAGAGGCAGGCCGATTTATTTATGATATTTGGTGAGATTGAGCGTGGCGACTATGACTATTTTGGACAAGATGCTGTAATGGGTAGGGATGTGGTTGATATTGGTGCATATATGGGTGAGACAGCTGTACACTTTAGTAATAATGGTGCAAAACTGGTTTATGCTTTAGAACCACTTGACACTTTTGATCGGATAGAGACTAATGCAAAGGCAAATGGATGTGATAATATCATTGCATGTCGTATTGCCTTGGGAGCAAAAAATAAAATAGTAAGGGTAAAAAATGTTCTAAATGATGGTTCTACAAGATTTTTAGAGAACTCCGATGAAGATGGCGTGCCCATTGAAGTTTGTACTTTAAAAACGATTACGGAACGATTTAATATTGAACATGGTTTTTTAAAACTTGATTGTGAAGGAGCAGAGATTAACTTATTATATACAAATGTTGAGATTTTACATAAATATGACTATATCGTTATGGAATTACACGAAGAAATTTATGCGGGATTGGGTTTACTGATTAAAGAACACCTAAAAAAATCAGGATTTAATGTTTGGCATGAAATAAGACCTAATACAAATGCAATGCTATATGCTAAAATGGATAACTAAAAACTATTTATATATTAGACAAAATGAATAAATTGACAGAATATCTTGTTGAAAATATTACTCCATCAGCAAATATGCTTTTAGAAGGGGGTGCCGCTGGACACATGGCCCATCCGTTTGATTTTTCACACACAGGCAAAAATTTGATTGATGTATTTAAAAAATCAATAGAAAGTTTAAAAGCGGGCACCGGCGCAATGAAAATTGATGGATTAAATGTTTCCATACGACTTGTTAATGGAAAATTTGTAATGGACAGAGGTTCAGCAAAACCTGCTGATGTTAAAGGTATGCGTCCAGAAGACCTGCCCCTGCGATTTACTACAGGAATTCATGGCTTGGAACATGGCTTAGTTGGTGTGGGAACAAAAGTTATAACTATATTTGATGAGTCTTATAACACTATAAAACCGGAGCTTGATAAGTTGGGTTTATTAAAGAATCAACATATATTGTTAAATATAGAATATGTTGAAGGAAAAAGCAATGTAATAAGTTATACAAGTATAGGAAATTTTTTAGCTGTTCATGGTTTAAATGAAATCTTTGTGAAGACTGTAACAAAGGATGGGCAGCCAAAGAGTCGAGCGTCTCGAGAAATTGGTTATAATAAAAATACAATGTCCACATTAATTCACAAAGTTAATTTGGTGGCGCAAAAGCATCATTTTAAAGTCTTGGGTTCGATAGCTACTGAGTTCAAGCATGAACCAAATTTAAATAAAATATTGGCAGAAAAACAATCGGTGGTATTATCAAATGGAACGATAACCAAAACTTTATTGGATTGGTTAAAAGATGTGAAAATTCCACATCCAATGATTACAAAACTTGAATTTCAAAAAGTTTTTGGGCATGTTCCCGTTGATACTCTCTTTGATAAAACTGTTTTAAAAGAAAAAATTTATGGTGGTATAACCTATCTTGCTACCATAAAATTGGGCGATGAAATATTACACAATTTGACATCGGAGATTGGAGATGCAAATACCCAAGAAGGCATTGTTATTCGAGATCCTAAAATCTATGCTAACCCATTTAAAATTACCGGAAGCTTTATAATAAAAGCAATGGATTCAAAATTTAATAAATAAATCTCCAATCGAATAGAAAAATATAGAAAAGCATACTATATATGTTTATATGAAACTTTCAGATTGGGCCAAAAAACAGGGGATTACATACAGGACAGCCTGGAATTGGCACAAATCTGGAAAAATGCCTGTCAAAACCACTATCACTCCATCAGGAACAATTTTGGTCGAAGAAAAAGATATTTTTAAACTCTCCAATAAAAAGGAAAGAAAACAATTGTTATGAAAAAAGCATCAGGAATGTCAAATATAGATATAGTAAAAAGTTATGTAAGAGGTGACCGTCCATTTTCACAAGTTGGCTATAATGAGAATACAACCAAACGAAAAGAAGGTGAAGTTTGGAAATCTAAAGGCCAAACTTGGACTATTAAAAATGGAGTTAAAATTGCAATAAATAGTATAGGAAAAAATATAGATTTAGTTCGAGAAGAGTGTAAGGGTTGTCATAAGAATATAAAATTATTTGGTGACAGGTTAGATGTAAAAATGTATAAAAAAACAGGAAACTGCTTTGATTGTCAAATTAAATTTGAATCGGAGTTGAAAAGAAAGGGTAAATATGAAAAATACGAAAAACTTAAAATTTTTCATAATCAAAAAAGCTTCTGTTTGGATTTAAAACAAAAGCTTGAAGAATCTATTCAATACCTTGAAACCAGCGGTGATAAAATTCCATATATGCTGGAAGATGGAAGAACAATGTATTGGGATGATACGATGCGGGAAAAAGTGTTAAATGATGCCAAAAATGATTATAAAGAATGTTTGGAATCGTTGGAAAGAATTGAGGGACAATTAAAATCTTTAAATGAAAGACCAAGCAACAATTAATTTGCGTGAGGTTATCAGGAATGAGTATAAAAAATGTCATGATGATCCTGTGTATTTCATGAAAAAATATGTAAAGATTCAACATCCCCATCGCGGTACAATATTATTTGATTTATACGACTTTCAAGAAAAAGTTTTGCAGGATATGGCAAATTATGATTACAATATCATATTGAAATCTAGGCAGTTAGGTATTACCACGCTTGTTTCTGCATATGCATTGTGGTTGATGATTTTTCATTCAGATAAAAATATTTTATGCATTAGTATTAAGCAGGAAGTTTCTAAGGATATTATCACTCGTGTTAGCTTTGCAAATGATAATTTACCGTCTTGGCTGCGTGTTCAATGCGTTGAAGACAACCGATTGTCGTTAAGATTAAAGAATGGCTCACAAATTCGTGCCACTTCTTCCAGCAGTGATGCTGGTCGGTCATCGGCTATCTCTTTTTTGATTATAGATGAATGTGCATTCATAGAAAATATTGAATCTATTTGGGCATCATCACAACAAACATTAGCAACGGGTGGTAAGGCGATGGTTCTTTCCACACCAAATGGTGTTGGAAACTTTTTTCATAAAACTTGGGTGGCGGCGGAAGCAAAAGAAAATAAATTTAACACGATAAGATTGCCATGGAGTTTACATCCTGAAAGAAATCAAGAATGGCGTGACGAGCAAACTAAATTGCTTGGTGCTAAAATGGCTTCACAGGAATGTGATTGTAATTTTGAATCATCGGGAAATACCGTCATTGACATTGAAATAATAAATTGGTACAGGGATAATACTGTTAAAGATCCTCTCGAAAAACGCTGGGTAGATCAAGGATTTTGGATTTGGGAATATCCTGATTATAATAAAACTTACATAGTGGCGGCGGATGTGGCTCGAGGTGATGGCACCGATAAATCCGCCTTTCATATAATTGATATTGAAAATCTTGTACAAGTTGCGGAATTCAAGGGGTTGATTGACACAAAAACATATGGAAATATGTTAGTCAGTGCTGCAAATGAATATAATAAAGCGATACTTGTTGTAGAAAATAACAATATTGGTTGGGCAACATTACAGCAAATAATAGATTTGGAATATCCCAATACATTTTATAGTAGTGCAGATTTAATGTATGTGGATGTAGAAAAACAAATAACAGGAAAGATAAACGCAATGGAAAAAAAGATGATTCCTGGGTTTAGCACTACTACCAAGACAAGACCCCTGATAATATCAAAGTTAGAATCATATCTTCGAGAAAAAACCGTTGGTATTCGCTCTTCACGGCTCATTGAAGAACTTTTGGTGTTTATATGGAATAACAGTAAGGCAGAAGCATTGAAGGGGTATAATGATGATTTGGTTACTTCGTTGGGTATTGGATTGTGGATAAGAGATACCGCACTTCGCTTAAGAGCTGGTTCTGCTGAATTTAATAAACATCTTTTAAATAATATATCAAAAACTCAAGCTGAAAAGGTTTATGTATCAGGCCACGAAGAAAGAGCTAAAAAATCGTGGGTGATGCCACTTTCTGTGAGTACAAGTGTTGTTCGTGTTACCACTCCAAAGAGTAATAAGGATGAAGACTTGCGCTGGCTTTTGTGATGAATATTAAATGGTTATTATAATAACATTATAATACTTATATTTATGGACTATAACTAACAATTTATGGCAACAAATTTTACAAATCAAGAATCATTGGATCTAAAATCAAGGTCTTTATACGCAAGGTTAAAAAGGTTATTTTCAACAGATGTAATTGTTCGTAATGTCGGTGGAAAATTACTAAAAATAAAAGATACTGATCAAGCTCAGTATGCTACAGACAGAAATACCCTTCGGGATAGATTTAATCGAGTAAGAACTTCGGGTTATAGTCAATATAGTAGAGATTTTACATTAGCATATCAAGCTTCGAGAATTGAGCTGTTTCGGGATTACGACACAATGGATATGGATCCAATCATAGCATGTTTGGCATCAGACACTTACATATCAACTTTAAATGGAAACGTAACAATAAAAGAACTGGCAGAAAAATATCCTAATGGAGAATCATTTGAAGTATGGTCATGGGATAAAGAAAATTGTAAATATACAATTGGTAATGCACATCACCCCAGAAAAACAGGAACAAAAAAAGTTGTAGAAATACATTTTGACAATAATACTTGTTTGAAATGTACAGAAGACCATAGAATATTATTGATTGATGGGACATATAAACAAGCAAGAGATTTAAAGACTAATGATTCTGTTATGCCTTTTTTGTATAAAAACGACGAATATATGATGATTAAATCTAAAGAGGGGAAGTATAAGAAGGCGCATAGATATATTTATGAAGATGTTTTTGATAAAAATATAGATAATATAGCAATTCATCATATTAATCATAATAAATATGATAATAGATCTACCAATTTACAGGAAATGTCTATTACAGAGCATGCTTTATATCATGGTAAATCGCCAATCACAATAGAAAGAAAAAAGATTATTTGGTCAGAAGAAGCTAAGAAGAAACAGGGTGAAATTGTAAAAGAAAGATTTGATAATCCTAAGTATAGAGAAAAATTTTCTTCTATAATGAAGGATGTTATGATGGATGTTAATATAAAGAAACGAATATCTGATACTATGAAATCTGTTTGGAAAACCACCGGTGGTTATAAAGAAAATGCTTTGAGTGGATGGAAAAAATGGCAAGCATCCAAAGAAGGCAAAGATTTCATGTCTAAACATAGTTCAAAAATGAATTCTGAGAGATGGAAGAATGATATTAATTATAAAGAGAAAATGACTAAAATATTTTCTGATCATGCTAAGAAATTGTGGAACACCGATGGGTTCAAAGAAAAATTTGTAAAGGAGAGATTGGAAAATTTAAAATTAAAAATTGCAAATGACCCGGAATACACAAAAAAGACCTATGGTAAAATTGGGACAAGGAATCCTAATTTTAATAATGAAATTACTAATGAATTTATTTTAGTAGAAGGCCAAAAGTATAATACACTTAAAGAGTTTGCTGATAGCGTTGTTATTGATGCGTCTAAATCTCCGCGATGTAAATCACAATTTATAAGGAGAAGATTGGGCGCATGCGGATATAATTCTTTTGATGAATATAAGCAGAAGTACAATTACACTAATCACAAGGTAATAAAAATTGTTAATAATAATGAAACAAGTGATGTGTATGATTTGACTGTAGATTTCTTCGAAAATTTTTGTCTGAAAGATGGCATCATCGTGTCGAATTCAGCTCTCGATATTTATTCTGATGAGTGTTTAAAAGAAAATGAATTCGGTCAAATTTTGACTGTTAAATCCACCAATGATAATATAAAGAAGATCTTACATAACTTATTTTATGATATATTAAATATTGAATTTAATCTTTGGTCGTGGACTAGAAATATGTGTAAGTATGGAGATTTTTATTTGAAGTTGTATATTTCTCCTGAATATGGAATTTTCTTAGTTGAACCTCTTTCTTCTTATAATGTTACACGGGTTGAAAATAGTAATCCTGAGAATAAAAACTACATAAAATATCAAATCAGTTTTGAAAGTGGTGTAATGGAAGAACTTGAAAACTATCAAATAGCACATTTTCGATTGATTTCTGATAGTAATTTCTTGCCGTATGGAAAATCCATGGTTGAGGGCGCAAGACGTGTTTGGAAGCAACTTTCATTGATGGAAGATGCGATGCTTATTCATCGTATTATGCGTGCACCAGAAAAAAGAGTGTTTAAAGTTGATGTAGGAAATATTCCACCAAATGAAGTTGACCAGTATATGGATAGACTTATCAACAAGATGAAGAAAATTCCATATATAGATGAAAAGACTGGTGATTACAATTTAAGATTCAACTTACAAAACATGGTTGAAGATTTTTATATTCCGGTTCGTGGTGGAGATAGTGGCACGGCGATTGAACCTCTTTCGGGAATGGAATTTACCGGCATTGATGATATTGAGTATCTTCGAAATAAAATGATGGCCGCGTTGAAGATTCCGAAGGCGTTCTTGAGTTATGAAGAAGATTTGTCAGGAAAAGCAACTTTGGCCGCTGAAGATGTTAGATTTGCTGGAACTATAAGCAGAATTCAAAAAATTCTTATATCAGAATTATCTAAAATAGCTATTGTTCATTTGTATTCTCAGGGCTATACTGATGCAGAGTTGGTAGATTTTTCTCTTGAGTTTGCTAATCCATCTATAATTCTTGAAAAAGAAAAGGTTGCTATATTAACGGATAAGGTAAGTGTTGCTAAAGATATAAGAGAAAATAAGTTATTTTCTACAGAATGGATATACAAAAATCTATTCAAATTCTCCGATGATGATATTTTGAAGATTAAGAATGCTCTTGTTAATGATGCAAAACAAGAATGGCGCTTAAAGAGCATTTCAGAAGAAGGTACAGATCCCGCCGTTGAATTTGAAAAGATGAATACTTCAGGTGCCGGCGGCGGTGGTCCTCCATCTGAAGGTGGTGCTGGTGAAGGCTTCCCTGGAGAGCCAGGTGGACCTCCAGAACCGGGTGGTGCACTAGGCGGTGAAGCTCCTCCGGGTGCCCAAAAGGTTGGGGGAGGGCCTGAGACTCCGGAAGCTGGTGCTGGAAAGGAATTGCCTCCACTTACAGAAAAGGCAATTCGGCCATCGCAAGAAGGTGAAAAAAATGCTAAAGATTATCCATTTGGTGAAGACCCACTTGGAAGTCTTGAAAACAATGCTGATTACAGGAAAAATCCTTTGCAATATAAATACAAAAAAAATTCCCCTCTTGGATTTGAAAGTGTAAATGTAGATCCTAGAAAACTTCTTCCCCATGTAAATCTAAAAAGTCTAGCAATGTTTCTAAAAAATGATGAAAAACGAGAATTATTACAAGAAAATAAAGATAATGGAAGTAAATCTAAGTCTATGTTGGACGAAACTAATATAAGAGGAGAATAATATTCATAAAATGTATATTTTGTGAAATATTATAATATTTATAATTAAGGAAATTATATGGAAAGCAAATCTAAGCATTCAAAATTCAAGAATACTGGTATATTATTTGAATTATTAACAAGGCAGGTCACGTCGGACATTCTATCTGGGAAGGATGATAGCAAAGCAAAAGATTTACTTTTCAAGTATTTTAATGAATCCCGCGAAATAGGCAGAGAGTGGCAACTTTATAACTTCTTGGTAAATGAGCAGTTAAAGAATGAAACCACCGCTGACCGAGCAATTAACATTGCTATGCGTTCTAGAGAAAAAATAAATAACAAAAAACTTGCAGAAGAAAAATATTCATTGATTAAAGAGATTAAAGAAACTTATCCAATTGATAAATTTTTAAAGTCGAGTATTAAAAACTATAAAGTTCACGCTTCAATTTATAAGGTGTTTGAAAACCATTTAAATAACAATTTTGACGCAAAAGAAGTAATTCAAGCAA